CAACAGCACCAACTTGGCTCAGGCTTATGGGCATAGGTGCGACGCAAGGCTTGGCTATCGGAACAGGTAGCTCTGAAAAAGAAGGAGTGGCTCGTTTATCAGATGCACCGACTGCTGTTGTAACAGGTGCGGTTGCGAACCCAGCTTTTGCTAAATTATCTAAATTCGTTCAGTCAGCAGCAACTCCTTTGATAGATTATGCGAAAAGAACAGTTACAGGTAAGGTCGGTAAAAAAGTAGAAGATGAGCTTATAAGGATATTAAAAGAGTCAGGACTTAGCGTTGATGAAGTAATAGAAAGAGTTTCTAAAGGAGAGATAATTCCAGAGATGTCTGCTGAAACAGCTAGAGTTGTCGCTGGTTTTGCAACAAAATCTGGTGTTGGATCACCTATTATTCGAGATGCTGTTGTTGGTCGTAAAAATGCATTTGTAGAAGACCTTTATTCAACTTTGCAAAAAGATTTAGCACCTAATACAGAAGCAGACAATATTTTTGCAACTTTTGCAAATAACTCAGATAAATTAAAAGCATCGGAAAGTGCAGCTTATACTAAAATTTTCGATGGTGCAGCTGGACAAACATTTAAAGAAATAGACGATGCTGTTCTTGCTCTGGCAACTGCAAGCAGAAACTCTAGAAATCTTATAAATACACAGCTAGACGATAATGGTCTAAAGCCTATTTTTAAAATGGTCGGAAAAGGCAAGAATGCAAAACTACAACTCACTCGTTCTTTAGGTTTAGAAGAAGGTGAGATTATAAAACGAGCATTTATGGATGCTAAAAATAAAGCACAAAGAGCTGGGACATCCGACAAAGCCAACACAATGAAAGGCTATGAAACAACAATTAAGAATGTTTTAGACGATATTTCCCCAGAGCTACAAGCAACTCGGAAAAACTGGGCACTGATCGAGGATTCTGTAAAACAGTTCGAAGTTGGTCAGAAAATATTCTCTCCTAAAACTGATCCTGAGCAGTTCGCAATAACATTTAAACAGCTTTTAGATGCAGGCAACGAAGATGCTGTTGCAGCTCTTAGAGCAGGTGCAGCCTCAGCACTAAAACGAAAGAGCAAAAGTTCTCAAAGAATAGGCACAGTCAATAAGTTGGCTGATGATCCTTTAAGCGGAATAACTAAGTCAGAAAGAGACATATTAGAAATTTTGTATCCTGGGGAAAAACTAGATGACATTGTTGCAAAAATAAATTCAGCAAGCAGATCTGCTTTAACTGAAGGTCGAATGTTTACAGGAATATCTCAAACAGCTCCAATATTAGGTGCAGCAGAAAGAGTTGGTCAAGTTGGTCAAACAGTTGCGGATGTAGGAAGGGTTGTAGCGTCTAATGGTTTAGACATAGGAGCAACTGCGAACATCGTAACAAGAATATTCGGAGGCAAAAAGCCACCATTCACAGATGAGCAGTTTGAGCAAATTGCAAAGCTCGTTGTTTCGGAAGACTCTGAGCTTCTCCGCAGAGCAATGACTGACGACACCCAGATCGATGCTATTTTCCAAGCCTTCAGCAGAGCTATAAATGCACTGGGAGCTTCTCAGCCTAGAGTTACAGCATTAACAGGTGTTACAGAACCAGTTTCGGAAAAAGTGGACTCTGCTGCGACGGGTGCTTTAACTGGTTTAGTCAGCACAGTTAGTCCCTCAACAGCCTTAAAAATACAACAAGCTGTGGCTCAGTAATGCTGTGTGGATTCTTGTTTGGCTCCAACTTATATCGGGGAAGCCAGTTGATTACTTTCAGCTAGGAGCTTACGAAAGTCAGGCTTTGTGCGAACAGATCCGNAGCAAAGCAGAAGTTATGATAACCCATAATGGAATAGCAGTTGCTTGCTTAAAGGTTGATGTAGATGATTGATCCTATTACAGCTTTCACCGCAGCAAGTGCAGCTTTTTCTGGGCTTAAAAAAGCTATTGCTGTCGGGAAAGACTTGACCTCAATGGGCTCACAGCTTTCTACTTGGAGCAAGGCTGTTGCTGATCTAGACTTCCTAGAGCAAAAAGCAAAAAAGCCTCCTATGTATAAAATGTTCACAGATACACAAGCATCAGCTTTGGATATCTGGAGCAAAAAGCAAAAATTAAAAGAGATGCGGGAAGAGCTAAGAGCACACATCTCATGGACTTATGGACCAGCAGCATGGAATGAAATTGTGGCTATAGAAGCAGAGCAACGTAAAGCACAAAGAGATGCTGTATACGCTAAAGAAGAACTCAGGCAGAAAATTATAGATATAATTCTAGGAATTTTGATCTTAGGAACTGCTGTCGGGATATTAGTTATTGTTATTTATGTTCTTGGTAAGGGTCGAGGCAAGTGGTAATTGTTTTTAGTTCAACGGAAAAAGTATTGGGTTCTTTACGATGAGAATGGTAAAATTATCGTTATTACCTATGATAAAAGAATAGCGGAAGGATTCGCTAGAGTAAGGAGATATGAAAATGACAGAATTTGATAAAGCAGACCTAGACTCAAACGGAAGCATTGATCGTGCTGAGTGGAGCAGACTAGAGCTAGAGGATCGCAGGTTAGAAATAATAGACCAAGACCTGAAACGCAACGCTGAACGCAGGTTCACAGGACTAGCACTTATGGGGATGTTAGTTTATCCTTTCATTATTTTGCTCGCTTCTGTTCTAGGCTTCGATAAAGCAGCAAGCCTTATAACCGATATTGCTTCGGTATATGTTATTGCTGCTTCCGGAGTTGTAGCTGCATTTATGGGATTTAATGCTTATGCTGGGAAAAATAAGACCTCTATTTCTAATGAGAAAAAGCAATAGTTTTCGCCAGAGACTCCCAGTCTTCTGTGCTTAAATTACCTTGTTTGATCCATGATGATATTTCCATAAGGTGCTTTTTCGATGGTCTGTCGAAAAGGTCTTTAGCAAACTCACCATTGACCAGAACAGTAAAGTCCCTGCCAACACGAATTAATATCCAGCTCTTGCCTTCTTTTGAAATATACTTGTTTGCCCACATTGCTTGATTTAATCTAAGACCACTGACGAAGCGTTTCTTTGGCCATTTATCAATGTATTTGAGTTCTATCCAGCCAGAGCTTCCTTCTCTTATATAGTGAACATCTGGCATTCCTTGGGCAACTCTATTCTCAACACGATACATAGTTAAAGGCAAGTTGTTCCTAAGCAACGTCCAGAAATTTTTCTCACTCATTTTCTTCCTCCGACATAAATAATGATATTGGATCTTTAGTTATAACATCAGCGAGGTTCTTTTTCTCTCGCAGAGCTTTAATGATTTTGCTATCGACGGACTTGCGTGTTTCGATGTCGATATAGGTGACGTTATTTTTAGTTCCGATGCGGTGGCATCTATCCTCCGATTGCATGCGTTGTTCTAGATCAAAGCTATTGGAATAATAAATAGCATAATCCGCAGCAGTAAGCGTCAAGCCTATTCCCCCAGACTGAGGCTGACCGATAAAATATTTAATGCTTGGGTCGTTTTGAAAGCGATCAACTGCAACCTCTCTAGCGTCGCTTGTAACGTCTCCGTGGTAACTTACTGCTAGATCTCCAAGAGCTCGCTCTATGGCTCTTAAATCAGCCTTGAAACGTGCCCAGATAATCACCTTAGAGTCGATGTCGCTTAGTATCTCTTTTAGAGCCTCGATTCGAGGGTTCTTGTCGTCTATCTGGGTGACGCTTCCCTCGCTCGGAAACCAACCGCAAAGTATCTGCTGAAGCCTAAGCAAACGAGTAATTGCTTCGGGTGCTTCTATCATGTTGCCTTCCAGTTCAGCAACGAAAGACTTTTTCATAGTCTGGTAAAGTTTCTTTTGTTTAGGAGTCATCTCTACATAATGACGCTGATATATTTTAGCAGGCAGGTCTAGGCAGTCTTTCTTTAAAACTCTAAAGCTGTGACCTTCGATGTTTCTGGTCAGCTCGTCTATATTCTGGTAAGATATAATTTGTTTATTCTCGAAGCCACCCATAACACAGTATCTCGCACGAAACGAATAAAAACTGTCATATCCTAGGACTTGTGAGTCTAAGAACTTGAACTGAGAATAAACATCCTCTGGACCTTTAGTCACAGGTGTACCAGTCATTATTCTTTTATAGTCGGCTTGTTTGCCGAACTTTGTTATTATTTTAGTTCGCTTGGCTCCTGGACGCTTGATCCTAGAGCTTTCGTCTACAACTAGCATTGTCTTGTTGCTGACTAGGATCTTTTGCATATAGTATATTGCCTTGGGACTTGCAAAAGCCTCAACATTGAACGTGAATATTTTAAGGCAGTCGGAGGAGCCTAGTACAGCATCATATTCCTCGATGCGTTTTTTAGTCATTCCGGAGGAGTAATAAAAAGACTTTCGAATACACCAGTCTGGCATATGGATGTCTAATTCTTTCAGCCAGTTGCGGTGAACTCCATTAGGAGCAATAACAACGAGGGAAGTTATCTCACCTTTTGCATAAAGATATGCAGCATTGTCGATTATAACTTTAGTTTTACCTGTGCCTTGTTCCATCAACAAAGCAAAAGCCTTTTTGTCTCGGCTCATGTAGAAGGCTTTGCGTTGGTGGTCAAAAGGCTTGGTCTTAAAATCATAGTCGTCGTTACTAGGCAACTCAGCTTTCTTCATCTGAATATTAGCTTCCATTTCTTTTAGGTTGCTAATGTATTGATCGAGTGCTGGAGAAGCAGACTCATCCCACTCAGCTTCAGGAAAATATTTACGAATTCTATCTATATTCGCACCTGTGGGATCGAACAGGAGATCCCTGCCGACCCACTTCTTAAATCCTGGAAGTGTAGATAACTTTTCGAAAGTATCGCCAACGAGCTTAGACTTGATGACCAAATACTTTCCGTAATCTGCTTTGGTTATTATCATCCCCAGTCCTTCCGATCGTCTTCTTCGTCATAGCCTCTGTAATAGTCTTTAATCTGGTCTTTAGTCATTTTGTCCTCGGGAACTCTTTCTCTTCCCATGTTATCCAGCCAGATGTGAGGTCTAGGTCTGCGACCATAATAAGCATCCATGCTCCCCCTATCATAAGGGGAGCCATGTTTCCTTTCCTCGCTCATAGTCCGAACCTTTCTGCACATATTGGTCCGATGCCACGCTCGATGCTTGCGTGTACAGTAAGCTCACGACCACAGCACGCACAGGTGCCTGTTTTGCGTCCATAGGCTACAGCTGAGGAAAGTGGGCTCTTGGCTATCTGCTGGAGCTTAGAGAGCGTATCCTCGGGTGTAAAACGAATGCCGAAAAACTTGCCTTCCTTAACCTTGCCGACATACTGACCATCAGCCTTAACATAAAGAGCACCAGCATTAGCACCATTGTCGGGAGCACGAGATATAACCAAGTCCTCAAAACGGAACTTAGGTGTCTTGATAGCCTCGTGAGCTTTGTTGAACATAGCAACTACATTGCCAAGATCGATAGAAGGTGCTTCAGCTCGTGTAGATTTATTTGCTTTGACTTTCATAAGCATCGCAACAGCAGCACCAATCTGCTTTTCAGAAAGCGAACCACGGTTGTTAAATTGCTCTACTAAAGAAGCAGCAAAAGAATTCCAAGAAGTCAACTCTTTAAGAGCCTCGATTAGTCCTGGATTTTGTTGATTGAAATTAGACATGTTTGCATAACTCATAATAATTTCCTTTCTCAGTCTATATAAATATTCTATCTTATTTAGATAGAAAGGTAAAGCTCTTTGTTTCCTTTTAAAAACAACATATTACAACTTTTTACTTATTGAGGTTGTCAGGTCTGGGCAATGTTTCAGTCTTTTTTCTTTGTTCATAAAATACATGCTGACCTATTCTTTTAATCTGAGTTAAGTGCTTTGCCCAATATGGTGATATTTTTTCATTGTGGTAATGAGTTGCTTTGTTGCCTAAAACATCTATGTATTCACCATCTTCAATCATTAGCTTTGCAATAATTTTAGAAGTCTCAAAAGCATGTTTGTCTTTTGGTGTATCTGATTTACCATCGCACCACCAGCTAAATGCACAACTTGTTTTGTTTGATTGAAACACAACCTCGCAAACAGTGTTTGGGTAGTTGTATGAGTTCACTCTGTTGAGAGTTACTTCTGCGACTGCTATTTGGCCTTCGATGGGTTGATCCCTTGCCTCGAAATAAATATTCAAGGCAAGGCAAAGTATTGCTGTTTCTATCATTAAGCCACCAGATCAAAATCGAAAGTAAATTGGTCATCGCACAGGCTGTCGAACTTAGGATTCTCGACTTCGTAAAAAGACTTGACCAGCTTCTTGCTCCAGTGGTGAGAAGCATCCATTGCTCTCCACTCAGGAACTTGATTGTCAATTGTTGTCCAGTCACGAGTGTCCATTACTAGGACATGGCGAGTGATTTGAATTATGTAGACTTTGCCCTGCTCTAAATTCTCAGGCACAAATTTACTCAATTTGCGTTTTTTCTCGAGCACAGTCCATTTGCCTTTAATGCCTAGTTTTTTGCAAGCAGTGGTGATGTTGCTAGTTGTAACACCCTTGCAATGACGCTTGCCACGAATTTTTTTAAGAGTTTGGTACGCAGGTTCATATTCTGTGCCAGCGATTGTGGCAACTGAAAACGGACCACACCAAGTGATTCTTTTCTTGCCAGTCCAGTCGGTAATTTTCCTTTGAAGTGGGTTGTGCTTATTCATTTTGATAGTCCTTTCTCAGTTGTGGTTTGGGGAGCCGAAGCTCCCCGATGATTATGCCCAATAACTATGGACATCTGCTTCTTCGAGCCAACGCATCGCAGTGTCGATGTCTGGTGCACCAACATCCATGCAAGCATTAATAGAACGGTCTTCGTCTTTGCGAGCTTCGGCAAGCTGACTGTCCAGCTCACTTTGCAGAAATTTAAAATCTGCTTCAGTTGGTGAGATGTTGCGAGCTCTGACGCCGTAAACATCTTTGTGAAGATCGCTGTATGCTTGAAAATCCATGATTTTTTCCTTTCTCAATCAATATAAGTATTCTATCTCCATTCACCAAAGAAGTAAAGAGTTTTCTTTCCTTTGTAAAACAACAACTTATGTTAGCTTACGCCACTTGTCTACATTTAACTTTCTGAAGCCTTTTCTTATCTGGCCTTTCAGAAGATACCAGTCTCCAATTTTACCATCTTCAACTATAGGCTTCCCAAGCTTGGGATATTTAAATCTGTCAATGCCTGCAAGTATCGGGCCAGTGTCATCTTCGAATTTCATATTTAACCAGAGATTGTTGTTCTCGGCTCTGCGACCACCTCGCTTGGCTAAGTTTACAGCCTCATTCAAGTCTCTCAAGTTTTTCTCAACTAATTTACCGAAAACAACAAATTCTCCAGGAGTGTCAGACTCAAGCAAATTTATGTCTGATATTGGTGTTTTGATGTTGTGATCTTCTGGATTTNTTTTTATATGGCCAAATCTGCGTTCACACTCAAATATATCGTCATATGGTGTTTGTCCCTCATCTAATAGCTTTTCTTGCCTAGGAGTTAGAGGCTGTTGCATTTCTCTTCGATTTGCTATGTCTTCAGCTAATTTTGGCCCGACACCTTTAATTCCAATCAAGCCACCTATAAGCTCACCGTCTTGCACAGACCAATTTAATTTTGACTTGAATTTGTCATAAGGCTTATATCCTAATCCTTCTCTGACCACTTCCCGCAAAAGTTTAATTCCTTGGTCTTCGTCTTTTACATTGCGTAAACATGCTGCTGCAAACTCTAAAGGGAAACGNCTTTTCAAAACACAACACCAATANCTCACCATCCCATAGGCAATAGCATGGCTTCTGTTAAATGCCCAAGAACCCATTGTGTTAATGTTCTTCCAAATCTTTATTGACTCGTCTTCTGGTATGCCTTGTTCTTCAGCACCGATTTTAAATTTCTGCCAATACTGGTCAAAGAACTCTTCACCTAAAGATTTGCTCATTGCCTTGCGTAATTGAGAAACATCCTCCCAACTCAACTTCCCAACATCACGAGCGATTGTCATAACTTGCTCTTGGTAAACAACGACACCAAGTGTAACTTTTGTAATCTCTTCAGCAAGGGGATGGAGATATGTTACAGGCTCCAATCCGATCTTCCTAGATATGTATTTAGTTGTGCCGCCTGATGTTAGCGGTCCAGGACGAGCGAGTGCAGTGATGGAGGCAATATCTTCAAAGTTGCTAACTTTCATTTGCTTTGTCAAAGACTGTAGTGCATATCCTTCAAACTGGAAAATGCCTGCAGTCTTTTCATCATTCAATATATCAAAGGCTTTTTTATCTTCAAGAGGGAAAGTTATCAAATCCTCTTTCTGCCAGCCAATTTGTTCTATTACATCATTAAGAACAGATAGCGTCCTAAGACCCAAAGCATCTATCTTTAGAAGATTCAAAGCCTCCGCATCATGCTTATCAATTTGCGCAGCACCATTCTGAGAGCTAACAGAGCAATAATTCTTAACTGGTTCTTCTGTTACAATAATTCCAGCAGCATGAACACCTGTGTGGCGAGCATGGTTCTCCATCTTCTCCGCAATCTTCATTTGTGGATACTTCGCTAAAACTTGCTTGCCTATATCTAAGTCATTGAAAGTATCCATAATACACATGGCAGAGCGAGCATCACCACCACTCCTCTCAATGATTGCACCTTTTAGATCATTGACTTCCCAAGCTGGTATTCCGAGCTCTTTTGCAACTTCTGTTATTGTGCTTTTAGCTTTGTATCTGCTGACTGTTCCTAAGTGAGCAACCTTCTCGGAGCCATACTTATCTCTGAGATATTGAAAAACCATCTCTCTGCGATCGTCTTGGAAGTCAATATCAATATCAGGAAGATCAGCACGGGTGATATCTATGAATCTTTCAAATAACAAATCAAACTTTATAGGATCAACATCTGTTATCCCTGTTAGATAACAAACCAAAGAGCCAGCTGAAGACCCACGCGCTGGGCCCACAAACATATGCTTCTTTGCATAGTTTATCATGTCTGCGATAACATAGAAATAATCTTCAAACTTTTTACTTGCGATCATTTCAATTTCTCTTTTCAAACGATCTCTGTAAACAAGGTCATTCAAATCGATGCCTCTTGACGGAGCTGCATCTATGCACATTTGCTCTAAACTTTTTTCTGGCGAGAAAGATATCATTTGTGCGACTGGCAAATCAACATTGCACATGTCTGCTATTTTATAGGTGTTCTCTATAGCCTCATCAGGAAGCCAAGGCACACAATCTAGCATCTCATGTTCATTAAGCAGATGCATTGGTTTAGTTCTTTCCATCCTATTCATCCCAACAAGAACTTCATAAGCCTTGCGATCAGAAACTTTAGGATAGTAATTGTCAGAGGTTGCAACTGGCTTGAAGCCTTTTTGATTGCAAAAATCTAATGCTCTCTTTGAGCTCATTGGATTCATCTCAATATAAAGAGTGTCTTTTTTGGCCAAAGGAAGAAGTCCCCACTCTGGAGTTGTTCCACTCAATATTATTACATTGTCCGTTAAATCAAATAAATCAGTGTAGCTCAAACGAGGAAAATAATAGAAGTTCTCCTTGCTTGTGCTCCTTGTTACAAGCTCATAAATCTCTGAAAGGCCAGAATTGTTTTTAGCAATAAAAGCCATCATGTTTATAGGTTGTTTTGATCTTTCGGTTGAGTCTATTACAAATGCTATTTCAGCCCCAAACAAAGGCTTTTTACCTGCCTTCTTGCAAGCATTACTAAATGGCACATGGCCCCAAGTCCCTGCATCTGCTATGCCTATAGCATCACCACCATCAGCCTCTATTATATTTGCAATCGGGCCATAAGCCTTGCGGAAAGAATATTCAGTTCGTGTCCTGATCTGAAGCATTACATAATCACCGCAATGATTATATAACTAATAACAAAACCTGCTAAACCTATTGCCATTATAATTCTCCTCTGTCTATGTACCAGTCTACAATTCTCGCAGTTGCTTTAACATCAGTTATTGATCGGTGAGCACCATCTATTTTCTCTTCAAACAGCTCTTCGTAAATGTCACCCAACTTGCGCATCTTCCCCCAAATCTTTTGCCCTATCTCGACTGTGCAAATATGGTTTGATGGCCAAGGAAACTTCGTAACCTTATCGAGCCTTTCAAGTTCAAATCTTAAAACTTTTCTATCAAAAGGCAAATTGTGAGCAACAAGATCTTTCTCTCCTAAGAAAAATTCAGTTAGCTCCTCGACCTTAGTTATGAATGGCTTTTCATCTTTAAGCATTTCATCAGTTATTCCTGTGATCTTTATTATCTTAGGATCAAGCAGGTGTCCAGGATTGCAAAAGAATTCTAGCCTCGCCTCCTCTCGCATCTCACCTTTGCCGATAAGAGCATCATTATATTTTATCGCACCGAACTCAATTATCCTAGGCTGAAGGTCTAGGTCTGATCCTTCAGCCTTTGGCAATCCAGTTGTTTCTAGATCAAACACTATCATCTTTGTTTATCCTAACAATGAATTTAAGATCAACACCTAGAATATCTTTGGTATCAAAAATAACATAGTTGTAAGATCTCTTGCCTGCAATTACAGGATTAGTGTGCGACTCAGTCATAACTTCCTGCGCAACATCTATCCCACGAGACTGGAAGAACACTCGCCACTCTATAAGATCATCTGCAGAGCAGTGCATTCCTAAATGGCTGACTGTGTTTCTGTTTCCGTTTAGAGGCTTGTGTTCCCCATCGTCAATCCAGTTAGGGCCAGAGGTGTAATCTAAGATCTCAAACTCATTGCCAGAAAAAATATCATAGTTGAAAGATAAGTTGGCCTCATTGGTGCCTCTCTGTCCGAAAACATTACCACTTGCAACAACATGATCTTCAGACCATTCAGTTGCTCCGATCTCAGAAAGCAACTTTTTAGCTGCGACAGGATCTTTAGGGGCGATTGCTATTTGTTCGATTGTAAATTTCATTTTAAGCTCCATATGGTAGAATGCATCCAGTCAAATATTCGTGATGCTTTTTTGATTGAAGTAAATAGGCCATGAATTCTGCTAACAGGATGGGAGGTGTCTCTTTGCCTGTTAGCAATCCATTCAATTGATATTCTTGAGCATATTCTTTGCTCCATCCACGAGTGGCAACAACTTGTTCATCAATCGCATCACTCATTCCTGTGCCAGAAAGTTTGTTAGGAGCTATGCCGAAAACAGTGATGTTGTGTTTCTTGGTGAGCTCACGTGCTAACTGCAAGGTCATAATGTGGGCTGCAGCTTTAGAAGCATTGTAAGCCAAAGAGCAAGTCATTGGCATGTGGGCTGCATTGCTGACGATGTTTACAATCGTGCCTTCATTCTTAGCTAACATAGGCAGACAGGCTTTAGACATCATGTAAATGCCTTTGGCATTTGTGTCCATAACCTTGTCCCAGTCTTCTTCTTCAAAGTCTTCTAGCCAATTTATTACATTGACCCCAGCATTATTTATTAACACGTCNATTTCTGGGATGGTGCGTTGNCTNCCATCAATATCAACAAAAGTTGGGTTGCGTACATCCCCACCATTATTTATATCAAAACCATAAACTGTGTGGCCTTGAGAGCGTAGGGTTTCTGCTAAGGCCAAGCCCAAACCTTTGCCTGAGCCTGTGATTAAAATTCTACTCATTATTTTCTCCTTTTATTAATGACTCCACCATTGCTGCATAAACTGCTGCATCATGTATTGAGTCTTTGTGTTTTAGATCGCTGTTAGCAAATCTTGTAATTTTAACAATCATGAGCTCAAACAGATGCCAGACATTATAATCGTCAACAGTTTTTAACTCCATGCCTTTAGGGAATAGTGCAACCATAACTTCGCCAACTGTTTTATAGTTGTCGCCATAGACTTTATTCCTTTCTCGGAAAGTGTCAGCCATCTCCTCAAGTATTTTGGCTGCATCTTTTTTCTCTAGTTCATTCATTTTCATCCCTTCCCCTTTCATAAGACTTTTCAAGATCGTCTTGGTAGTTGTTTGCTTTGTCAAAAAGATCTTCAAGCTCACTTTTAGCGAAAGTGCTCAGGTCGAAAAGCCTCGCNATCTTTTCCCCATCAAGCTCAATATCGTTGCCTCTTATTTTGAGTTTCATCAAAAATCTCCTGGAGCGACTTGCAGACAAGTCAAGCCTTCGCCTCTCCACATATCAACAACAGACTTTCGGTCTTCTAATACGAACCAAACATCTTTGTAGTTGATATGCTTTTCCAAAAGATTCTGCTTACAGACTGGATCAGGAGATTGATCCCACCTTGGTCTCATTAGCAATTCGTCATAAGGCACATCATTTACCTCTAGCCACTTTTGAGTGTCTGCTCGGCAACCTGAATCTCGAGCTGTCATGATAACAATTTTAGTTTCATCATCCTTGAGCATTCTTACTATGTTGCAAATATTTTCGATTGGCTTATCATTTATGCCAGCCTTGTTAAAAGCATCGTAATCTTTATTCTTGTAAAGAGAGATGCGATGACCATAGTCAGACAGTGTCCCGTCTAGGTCAGCAATAATTATACGTTCACCCATGATGGAACCTCCGTGTTTTTCCACTTTGCAAAACTTAACTTTTCATTATTGTAATATCTGTGATAAGCCTCTACTGTGTTATCACCTTTATATTGTTCAGGCATGCATTGTGGTGGGTCTGTGAAGTTCTTGTCTAATGAGATATGCAAAGGCATCTTCCTCAAAGGCTCAAGCAGATCCTCAGTTTTATGGATCTTTGCGTATCTGATTTCATATTGCTCGCAAAGGTTCAAAAACAAGAAAAAGCTGAAAAGGTAATTGTCAGCACATTCCCTCACCCAAACAGCACATGGGTGGTTTTCAAAAGCAGTCTTGTAAAGACCAGCCTTGTCAGCGAACTCATTACCATCCAGCATCCTGTGGGCTGTACAGAGAAGCTGTGCTGTTTCGAGTATCATTTTGACACAGTGCTTATCGCAATGCATCTCCGCACAGACCCTTGGGTCTGGGTCTAAATAGAAAATATTCATCATTGTTCCTTTCTCAATATTAAGATTGTAACCTATTTAGGCTTGAATGGAAATCTCTTTTTAATCCTTTTCCATATCTTATCAATCTTATTAGTTGCTTTTTCAACTGTTTCATACTTGACTTTTAATGATGGTTCTCTTTTGTCAAGTATGTAGTTGACTGTAGTGACAGCAACATTTAGCTTTTTAGCAATCTCAGACTTCGACATTTGATTTTTCATTGAATGAATTTTATCAACGAAGTCTTGATTGTATTTTTGCTTAAATGTCATTTTGCTCTCCTATGGGTTTAGTGACTTGGACATTGATGGTGCAGCCCATTCAGTTGGTGTTAAGAAAGGCTCTGCCCATGGATGAACCCGCACCACCTCATCGACCATCATTTTGAACACTTGTTGATATTCCCCTTGGGCTCGTGGGCTGAGACGTGACTTAGCCATCTCACTCAGAGTTCGCAAGTTAAACTTGGCGACAATGTTGGTGTGGATGTTGGTTGGCAGTATTCCGCGTGCATCTTCCGCTGGGACTAAATCCCTCAGCTTTTGATAAGCATCCGCAATATCAGTCATTGCCTTGTCATATGCCTCCAGAGCTTCTGGATTGTTCTCAATGCGTTCTGGGGTGTAATAGCTAAATCCAAACATGTCAACTGTCCGTTGGGACTGCTGGGCATATGAAGCTTGGCGTGTTCGGACAAACTGGTGAGTGAATCCACGGCTGACTTCACGGACATTGAATGTGTAGTCGATGAACTCCCAAGATGAGCGTATGGTTTGGAGCATGTAATCAAGCTCTTTCTGCTTGGCATCCTCTGGCCAAGAAGCGATTTGCTTGTAAGCATCCTCGTCATCCATCAAGCGAGTGTTCTTTGTGAACAACAGTAGGTCAACTGCGTCCGAGGTGTAATTTACCAATTTTACTTTCATTGTGTTTCTCCTTTCTGAGAGTGCATCCATCGGCTGTAATTAGAACTTGACCGAATGAATTGTTCTATATGCTGTACATCGTCTGCAACATCATCAAGTAAAATTTGACGCCATGTTGCAAAACGACCAAGCGAATATATTCCGTATTTAGTTGTCATTTCAAATATAAATTGCTTTCTTAGCTCTTCATTAATAGGTTTTATTTTACCAAGGTACTGCTCAGAAGATTTTAAGTCAACAAGTTTACTTGGCTTTATTCCAAAGTCTTCCATGAGCACATCCATAATGTGTGGTCCGATAGCGACTTGGGGTTCTTTTATAAATTCTGATATAACAATATCTCCAACAACAGATATCCTATAATATGGAACTAATGGGTCTGGATAATATATTGTCTGGTGGACTCTACAATCTGGCGATTCAATGCGAGCTTTTTGTGTCCATATCTTTTGCGAGGGGAACTCTGGCCTGTCTGGCCAACCTACAACTTCCATCAATGCAGGCATAGGAATTGTTGATATAGTTGGAGTGGTTTCTGCATCTTTACAGTCGAAGCTTTTTAGCTTCATGTCGTATTTTATTCTGCAATTTTTAGACATGGTGTTGATTAAATCCCATGGAGCTATGTATCGGTCAACAGGATCGAGATTGTTTATAGACCTATTGAGTATTGATCCTGTTACCTTTTGAGAGTATAGGTTGCTCAAAAACAAATTGGTCTTTGTGTGAATCTTGTTGTTGTGCTTTATAGCTTTATTGACTTTGACTTTTTCAAAAGGGATTGCACAAGCAGTGCCAACCTTATCAGTCCTAAATCGAAGCAGAGCTCCTTGGTTATTAGGCAGCACACTTTGAGCTTCATAAATTATAGGACTGAAACTCCTCAGCATATTTCCTGCTAACAATCCTGCGAGACCTGCTCCGTAAATAATCATGCGTCTACCTTCATTTTATTTAATTTCCTTTTTGCCCTAAGAGCAATTGAATTTGTCGTGACTGAAGGGTGACGATCTATTTCAACAGGCCAAAGGCAAGCATCAACTGCGATGAGCAAGAGTTTTATCTCTTGCTCATTTAATTTTAATTCAACATTCATCAATTATCTCCACTCTTCCTTTTTTGATATCATGCGCAAGGTCTTCTCGGCAACCACCTTTTGTGCTACCATGTCCTTCAGCCAACTCAACAAACTCTTCGTATGAGATTGTACCATGTCCTAAGAACAAGCTGAAATTATTCCAACCACGAGTTCCCTCTTTGCGAGGATTGGTATCTATTAGGCATTTGATTTTTTTACCTGCGAAAGATCCACGAGACTTGGGATTATTTTTCTTCGCTTGCCGACCGAAAGCATCATAAGTTTTCTCAACAGGCTTAAATATAAGAGGTGCCAATTCTTCTTTGTCGGAGCGTGTAGATGTTACATGGATATCAGCAATGGCATCCATAAAACGCTTGGCAGCAGTTTTGTTATCAGAGAATTTTTTAACAGGCTTATCGGTCAGTTCATTGTATGCATTGACGAGAAGTGTGCCTGTTACATTGCGATCGGCAAGAAGCTCATCAGCATTCTTAAAGAAAGCAACTCCGTTGCCCATCGAGCGAGCAGCTTTGTCAGAAGAATAGCCTTTTACAACTAGGCTCTTCGGATCGAGAGTGTAAGTTACAGTATTCATTTTTATTCCTTTCTAAGATATATAAGTATTAATAAAATTTTCACCACTGATAGTAATATATGCATATCCATCGGAGTGACGTGAAATGAAACCAGAATCAACTAATTGCTCCATTTTCTTGCAATATGTTTGATATGATTTAGGGCAGTTAAGCATTGTGCTTTCGTCAAAGTTTCTGACGTGGATCGGCTTTCTTATGCCGTTCTTTGATTCTGATGCTACTGCTTTTTCAAGCATCTCTTTTTGAATCTTTACTAACTTCATTTTTTATTCCTTTCTAAGATATAAGGTATTCTATCTTTTTTAGACAGAGATGTAAACACTTTTCTTTCCTTTATAAAACAATAGCTTGCATGTTAAATAGAAAAGTATCTCAAGCCTCTCGGCTGGATAAGATACAAATTTTCTTTAGTTCTGGTCAGCGCAACATACCAAACTCTGTTTTCCTCATCGCTTCCTAAATTGTCCCAGCTTAACTTTCCCATGTCAGTTATCAATACCACATTGTCAGCCTCGCCACCTTTGCTTTGATGAATTGTTGAGATTGTAATTCTGGGCTTGTCTGAGAACTTTTCACCATTGCGCATACAAGATCTTAGATACTCTCTTTCGTCTGCTGGCAAGCCTTTTAGTATATCCATCCAATCTTTGCTTTTAGCATCCTCAGGCAGACCGAGATCATTTATTCTGTAAATTTCTTTCTTCTCCAGAACAACATTGAAGTTGAAAAAGTTAATTAAATTTTTTGCTTCTAATCTGTTCAACTTTTTGTCTTTGCGTATCTTTTCCCATGAAATTATTGCTTTAGTTTCATTTGTGTCTAAAGAGCTTTGTCCATTGAAAGTATATGCATAACCTTGCTGGCGAACAACTTTCTTAATTCTCTGGAGCAAATACTTGCTCCGACTCATACAAAGCCAAGTTCCATCGTCTGAAGAGAAATCAACACTATCAGCCTCTGACATGTAATTAACTGTGCCAAGCTCTCTTCTCGGTTGCCATGGCTTAAAATATCTGTTTCTTATTCTTCCAACAATATCAGAAGCAAGAGAGTGAACGCTCCTAGGCACTCTGAAACTTTGTGGTAAAATTCTCTTGTCCCCTTTTAGACTCAAGAATTTATTTACATCAGCACCAGCCCATGCAAAGATTGCTTGATCGTCATCCCCAGCAATGTAAACTTCTGAAGCCTCTGAAGATGCTAATATTGCCATGCGATATTGCAAAGAGCTCAAGTCCTGAGCCTCGTCTATTATGCAAATGTCTATTGGCAATGAGCTTTGATATCTTTCTAGCATATCAGTGAAATCTAACAAGCCATTGCGTTTTTTGTAAGTTGTAAGAGATTGATGATATTGCTTAACTGCGTGCAGAGTTAAATCATTCTCATTGGTAAGTTGATATTGACTTTCCATAGATCGAATGCCAGCTCTAGCCAAAGACTCAACTCTTGAACATTTATCTCCTAATCCATAGCCTGTGTGGATGCCTAAGTCTTCATCGTAAATCCCCTTGAATTCAACACCAAGAGCTTTGCCAAGCTTGCGATAATGATTGTTTGTCATAACCTCATCTCTTTGCAGACCAAGAACTTTAAAAGCTAAAGAGTGCAAAGTTCTGAAATAGGGAAACCGATCTGCTTCGAAGCCAAACTGAACCATGGCTCTTTCTTGAGCTTCATTTGCAGCTTTGCGAGTGAAAGCAAGATAAGCAATCCTCTCAGGAGCCACACCTCTTTTTAAAGCATCCTCAACTATCTTTAAGAGAGTTGTTGTCTTGCCTGTTCCTGGAGGCCCCAGTATTATCTGAACATGTCTCCTCATTTTCTTCCTTTCTAAATTTCCAAAGAATCCACTCGTGATATCTTTCAGGTTCTCTGTCGTCGAAACTTTTCTCCCAGTCATTAA